CCAACATTATAAAATCCTGTTGTGTTTGCATCTAAAGAACCATAACCTACAGCAGTATTACTATAGCCTGTAGTGTTTGCTCCTAAAGATGCATAACCAACAGCAACATTATTATCTGCTGTAGTATTCGCATCAAGAGCTAAAGCACCAACTGCTACGTTGGAAGCACCTGTAGTGTTTAAATATAAAGCTCTATAACCAACACCTGTATTGTTAGAAGCAGTAGTATTATTTAGTAAACACTCAGAACCGAAGGCTGCATTGTTTTGACCTGATGTATTGCTAAATAAAGTTGCATAACCTGCACCAGTATTTTCTAAACCCTGATTGTTATATAAAGATTGAGAACCTAAAGCTGTAACTTGGTTAGCTGAAGTGGCTGCTCCCATAGCATTATAACCAACAGCAGTAACATTGTTAGCTGTAGTAGTAACATCTGCTGCACCTGCACCAACTGCTACGTTTTGAGCACCTGTAGTGTTAGCTCCTAGTGCTGCATAACCCATTGCTGTATTGTCGCTACCCGTTGTATTAGCGTCTAATGAAAAAGCACCAAAAGCATTATTTCTAACACCTGTGGTTAATGCAGCTAATGCTGAATGACCAAAAGCTGATTGATAAGATTCAGTACAAGCTGTCATAGCGTTGTAGCCAACCGCAGTGTTAAAACTTGCTGTTGTTCCTGCATCTAAGGCATTAGCACCGACTGCTACGTTTTGAACACCCTCAGTGTTTGCTCCTAAAGCACTCATACCTACTGCTGTATTAACATCTCCTGTAGTGTTTGCGTCTAAGGCACCTGAACCTACTGCTACGTTTTCATCACCTGTAGTGTTTAAATATAAAGCTAAATAACCTACTCCTGTGTTGTTAGCACCTGTTGTATTTTCTTGCAAAGCTGAACGACCTACTGCTGTGTTTTGAGATGCGGTTGTATTGTTAAGTAAAGCATATCTTCCTAACCCTGTATTACTTCCACCAGTTGTATTTAATGCTAAAGCCTGACTGCCTACTGCTGTGTTATTACCACTTGTAGTGGTTGCGTTTAAAGAATTAAATCCAACAGCAGTATTATCACTTGCTGTAGTATTTGCTGATAATGCACCTTTACCAATACCTGTATTGTTTGAACCTGTGGTGTTAGCATCTATTGTTAAACTACCAACACCCACATTGTCAGTACCAGTTGTATTAGCTCCAAGAGAATTATAACCAATACCTATGTTGTTTGTTTCTCCGCTACCTGTAGCACCTGAATTACTTAAAGCAAAACTTCCTATAGCAATATTTCTATCGGTATCAATATTAGCATCTAAGGCATTATTACCTATGGCGATATTTCTTTCACCACTTGTATTAGCTGTTAATGCTGCATTACCAATAGCAATATTTTCTCCATTACCACTAGCTGTAACACTATCTAAAGCTGTATCACCTAAAGCTACGTTACTTGTACCAACAGGATAATTACCATCAAGTTTAATTGTTCCGCCATCTACTGAGAGGTTACCGTTTACAGTTAAACCTGTAAGAGTTCCTACGCTAGTTATGTTTGTTTGAGCTGCTGTAGTAAGAGTACCAGCTATATTGGTTGCTGTTAAATCGCCAACATTAAGACTAGCAAAAGCGTCAACAACTGCTGCTCCAGAACCTGCTCCGTCTGAATAAATTACTTTTACATCTCCGTTAGGTACGGTTACGTTAGCACCACTACCTTGGGATATGCTTATTGATTGAGATCCAGATGTTGCATTTTCAATAATCCATATTTTTGATACGGTATTAGGTGCAATCGTAAGAGTCCTGGTTGCTGTTAAGCTAACGCCAGAAGTTACTTTGACGTAAAGACTTCTGTAAGGATCTGTAGCACCGTCAGCTATTATTTCTGTTTTATCAGCATCTGAATCAAAAGTTGCAACAGTAGCATAACTAAATGCTTCTGCTATTAATTCTAAATTTGTGTTTGTACTTGTACCCCAAGTACCTGATTCATCACCTGTAGTGATTTCTTTTAATCTTAAATCATTTACATATGTAGCCATATTGTCCTCCGACTATCTTGATTGTACACTATATTTTTAAAAATTTTAAGCAACTTCTTTCCAATTTGGTGTTTGTGTATCTGATATATTAGTATATCCTGGTGTTTGAGTTGTTGTAACTCCTAAATAATTTGGTGTTTGAGAATCATCAACTAATCCCCAAACATTTACAATATTTACCTCTGCCGTTGCACTTACTCCTGTAGGAACAACTACAGCTTTAGCTATCGGAGTTACAGAGCCTAAACTTGTTGTGCCTGCGAAACCTGTAACAGCTATTGTATTAGAAGATTTTTGAGTTACTGTACCTAAAGTAGAAGTGCCGCTTATACCAGTAACAGCTACATTGGCACCTGCGGTTACTGTTTCGTCACCTAAACTTGTAACCGAAGCTACAGCGGTAACACCTGTAACAGCAGCACCTGCTGTGATTGCATTACCTAATGCTGAAGTACCTGCGTTACCTGTAACAGAAGTATTTGAATCTGCTATTACAGTTTCATCTCCTAGTGTGCTTGTACCAGCAATACCTGTAGGTGAAATATTAGCTGTACCTGTTACTGTTTCGTCACCTAACGTTCCTGTTGATGAAACTCCTGTAGGTGAAACAATAGCTTTAGCTACTACGCTTTCATTTCCTAATGTTCCTGTTCCAGCGACACCCGTAGGTAAAATAACAGCAGTACCCGTTACTGTTTCATTACCTAAAGAAGAAGTAGCACTTAGACCAGTAACACTTACATCAGCGTTAGCTGCGATTGTTTCGTTACCTAAGGTAGCAGTTCCTGATACACCTGTAAGTGTTATATTAGCTTCTGTAACAATAGAAACACTGTTAACAGAACCTGTAGCCGATACACCAGTTAATTCAACAGGTACAGATGTGCCCCAAGCACCGTCGCCCCAAGCACCTCTGCCCCAGCCTGTTATATCAGCCATGAGCTACTAAGCTATTCTTATAATTGCGTTAGAAGCGTCTGCTGTTGGGAATTGAATAGTGAAATCACCTGCTGTTGAAGTCTTATCTCCACCGAAATCTAAAACACATACTGAAGGGTCTGAAGCTGCAGCTTCATTATAAATTAATGCACCTCTTGCAGTAATTGTAGCTGTACTGAAAGTTAAATCATTAAAATCAGTTAAAGCTGTTGTTCCTGATGTTGTTGGGGTGACACTTGTTAAAAAAGCACCTTTTGCAGTATATCCAGTTCCACTCACTTCATTAGTTGCTGTATATGCAGTTGTACTTGCGTCTAAAGAAGCTGAACTTGTATATAAAGCTAATTTAAAAACATCACTTGCTGCGGTAAAATCATGTGTAGCAGTCATTAATTCTTTTTTAAATGAAGTACACATTGCTTGTGTTATTGCCATTATAGTCTCCTAATAATATTAGCCATTTCTTTATGACCTTGTTTTTCTAATAAACCTGCTACAGTTGCTCTGTCACTAGCAATAGCTTGTTTTATGTATAATAAAATAACTTGTTGGATAGTATCTTTAAATGCTTCTGCTTGGGCTTTTACCATAGGGTCAGCATTATCACTTATACCAATAAGTTTTTCTACTAATCTTTCTGTCCAATATTCAGGACTTAAACCTTTATTTTCTGTTGTTTGCACGTTAACAGTACCTAATGTTGGTTTTACGTCTACACTAAACATTCGGTGCTCCTATACTAAGTTTTACTTGGTCGGCACGTGCTTCGTCTCTTAAATTTTTAAACTCTCCTAAAAGTTTTAAAGTAGCTAAAGCTTCTTGATATCTAGTTTCATATAAAGCTATTGTATTAGGGTCTTGTTTTAAAAAGTATGCTCCTTCTACTAAAGAACCGTATAACATCGCATTAGGTGCGTTTTCTGATAACCAACTTTGACCACTATCTCCTAAAGTTGTAAGAGAATTAGGTCTGTAATAGTAATGTAGTTCAACGTTATAATTACTATCAGGAGTTGGAGCTACTATAAAACTGTCCTCATCAAACTGTGCATAGTAAAGGGGTTTGCCTGTTGTTGCGGCTTGTGGTGTGTAATCTCTTATATATGAAACTTGTTTTAATAATAGGTAAGAATAATTATTACTACCATCTATCACAGCTAAACTAAACGATGATAAATAATCGTCAGGCGTAGATAAGTATGTATTATCTGATGTAAGAGTACCTGAAACATTTTTACGGAATACAGGTAATTGAACGTTTTTTAAAATACGTTCTTCAGTAGTTTGAATGAAATTATCTAAATTATTTACAAAAGTTGTTTCAGAACTATCTAAATAATCCTGAATTGCTGTTTTTAAACTACTATACGTAAATCCTGCCATTATGTAATACTCACTGTAACGCTACCTAAAGCACTTGTTACTTTTTGTCCCTCTAGTTTACTACCAATAGGGTCACTTTGAAAAGTCATACCTGCCGCTGATTGGTTTGTAGTTTTTACTAAACCCAGTTGTGATTGCGGTAAAGTTACTTCTGGTCTAGGTTGGTGTAATGCTTCTGCATCCGCAGTTAAAGGTGGTGGGTCAAGTTGCGGGTGTTTAGGCTCGTAACATTCATGACATACCTTAGAATTATCCCAAGTCATTCTAGCGTTTGTGTATTTGTATCTAAAACCACAAGTATCGCAAATAAAATAAGCGTATTTACCAGAAGCGTAAGACATTATATATATTCTCTTTTAGGTACAATCCTTAAAGGAGACCTATCTTCATCGTATTTTAATGCGTTTAATAAATCTTGTTCGTACTGTTGTTTTAGTATCGGTAATTTTTGTGTATTCTTTTTTAAACATAAATAATACGCTAAACCAGAAACTAAACAGGGAAGAAATCTGTTTGGTATATCTATATCTTGTGCAGCAGCATCAACATCCTCTATTGTACGCCAAACATAGTAAATGAGTTTGTCAGTCGAATTCTCTGGTGTTGGGTATAAATGTATTTTTGGTGTTGTATGTCTTTCGAGCCAGTATTGGGTTGGTCTAGCTTTTGTTGATTTATTAGGAATACCAACGTATTCGTTTCTATCTATTCTACTTATACTGTAGTCTGTAACAACATTATTAACTGTTTTTTCTATATAAGCGTCTAATATATCAATATCAAAAGTATTAATACTATATTCATTAGTACCTTCAGTAAGGGTTAGCTCTACCTTACTTACTTCCCACATTTGTATGCCTCTATTATTCCAATCGGCAAACATTATATTTAAAGAACGTCTAGCAGTTACTGAATCATAAGACGTACGAGCTTCTAAACCTGCAAGTTCGTACGCCTCTTCGATTGCGTTTGCAACATTAACTGAAAAAGCTCTTGTGCCCGATGTCGCCATTAGTTGTAATAAGCTACAAAGAAATCACAATTAGCTAAAACAACATAAGCACCAGTTTCAAACTTTACACCGTCATTAGGTATATAGTGGTCGAAACTTTCATTTGCTGCAGAACCAAATTTAAAATGTATTAATAGTTTAGTACCAGAAGCACTAGTGCCATCATATATTTTAATTTCACCATCAGCAGCACTTGCTTGTGCTTGTATTGATTGAATTCTTATAGGTCCTAAATTGGTAGCAGTACCTGCACCGCTACCAATAAAACCTTGTAATTGTCCAGTTGCAGTTAAAGCTTTAGACGCTTTTACATCTGATGAACTCATACTATTCTCCTAAATTAAGAACCTGAGAATGGTGTTACTAAAGTTCCTGAACCAAGTATAATTCCTTCTACAGCATATTTTGCTGAACCAATTGCAGTAACTTTAATAATACTTCCTG